TAAAAAGCGTCTACCCCGCAAGACTCCTTAAAGGGTCCTGCCGTGCAACACTTATCCTCGTTCAGCTTAAGGCCAAACGAAGGTAAGTGATGTCTAACCATACTCTGGTTTTGAGTAAGGCAGATAATGTCGTCTCCGTATACGTACGTCTCGTTTACCGCGGTCTGCCGCGGGACGTCGTATACAATTTGAGCACTGACACTCAGCGCCCAGAATACAAGAGCCTCAACGGGAAAGCATACTGCTGAACCCATTGGTGCAAACTTGCGTAACTGGATAACTGAGCCATCTGGCATCTGGGTGGCCGGGCTCCTACTTGCGTAGAGAGCTTCGAACCACACCTCGGGCACAAGAGCTTTGACAAGCTCTAAGCTTACGAGATCAGATGCGTCCTTCATATCCAGGGTTGCGTAACGAAACGATGTTTCGGCGCAAGAGCCTTGTAGGGCTTTCCTTTGGTTCACGGATTGGTCTGCAAAATTAATGCGACCCCGTGTCAGAGGATTGGTCTCACAAGCGTCAACGATGACGCCCATGAGGGCCTGTTGAATCCACTGGTATTCCAGTGGTTCGCACGATATGAGGCGTGGGCCTCGAGAATCCTTCGGAACAAGAACGACTTTCGCCGTTCCCGCCTCCAGGGTCTCGAGGGACTGAAGACCTTCAAAGTCTTCAGACAAGTGTGTGGCGTTTAGATAAAACCATGAATCGTACGGGAAGAACGCTGCTAAGCGTTCATAGTACCGTGCGAACATGTGCTTGTCAGGCTGGGTTTCCCCAGTCGCCACAGCTCCAGGACCATGCTTCGGAAGTCCGGCACGAGGATCCACATTACCGAGAACACGACGTACAAGACGGCGTGCTTCGGTAAATAGTATCTTATCAATGCCTGACAACTGGTCGACTTTAAAGTCGAGACCAGCATCTGAAGCAACGAACTGGGAGAGAACTTTCTCTTCTTGCTCACGAGTATAGGGTAGTTCTAGTTTGTACAAACTGAAACAAACCTGTCTTAGTGCTCTAAGTACGTACGCTTGATCTCTGCATGCCTCGTACCCCTCTTCAGGGGAACAAGATATGACGCCATCTTTGCAGATACCTGATAGTACAGCCGGAGTTAAATCCAGGCCAAACTTCAGGGATAGCACATTCAATCGCATAGTGAGGACTTGAGTTGTTAACTCATCTGGTGAAGCCAAAAAATCGGCCGCCAATTCTTCACGTAGCTTATTGAGTGCACTAACGATGTCGTCATAGACTACATCGCGGTTGTCCGCGATGTACTTCTCTCGGACCGGTGTCGGGAAGTCCCAACACACATCGAGAGCGGTCTTCCAGGTAGCAAACCATGGAATACCGTCAGATCGGAACACTAGACTCATAGCTTCGCCCATAAATATGGGTAGCTTGGTAGTAGGCTTCATTTTGAAACCGACTACTTG